CGAATCGTGAGGCCGAGGCGTTTCCGGTGGCTCCGTATGCTGGCCAACGGCATAGTTGCAACCTTAACTTTCGCTACCTGAACCTTGCATTTCTGGCGGTAAAGGCAGGCAGGCAGACCATTGATCAATTCCCTCTTGCTGTCAACACCCGATCGGATCTACAGTCCGGCCAATGGCGATGGCATTGACGAAACCGGTAATGGTGAATAGCAGCAAGGATGAACGGAGGCAGGGTCGAGGCCGCAAACCTCGGATCGATCCGGCCATCGGTGAGAACGTCCGGACGATGCGAGAACGGAACGGCTGGCGCCAGATTGATCTAGCGGACAAGGCCGGCGTAGCCGAAGGGACGATTACCGGCGTTGAATCCGGACGGCGCACGCGAGAGGAGAATCTCCGAAAAATCGCCGTGGCCTTAGGATGCACGGTTGAGCAATTGGCCACGGGGCAACTTCCGGATCCGTTGCTGAGGTTTCGAGATCTGACGGAGGAGGATTTACGGTTCGCCCGTGAATTTCACAATGCGACCACGGCCAGGCGTACCGAAGTAATACGGATGCTCCGTGATGGAGAATTCGGCCTTTCGGATCGCATTCACGATCTAGATCCGCATCGGAAAGAGGCCATCGTTACGGCCTTGCGTATCGAGGAAAGGCGCCAGAAAGAGGAGCACGAATACAACCGGCGCCAATTTGAGAAAAACGAATGATTACAATCGCCTGCCTAACATCGGAGCTAAGACGTTATGGCCGCTGCCGTCCTGCCGTTTCCCCTCACCGAATGTGTCCGCCGTTTCCGCGTGAATCAATCCGTCTGGCGTAGTCGCGGAGTGCTCGATGTCATCGAGAGTAATCCCGCAATCGCGGACTTGGACGCCGTACGGAATGCCGAGCATTTGCTATTGAGTGCCCTCCCGATCGAAACAGCCAAACAAATCAAGATGAACGGCGCTACCTCGGTCCTAACATTCAAAAGGAGCCAACGCCTATGAGTGCGTCCAATAACTCAACGCCTAAGCGATTCACGCCGATCCTCGGCGCGACCTTTATCAGTCAGGTAATGGACGCGGATCATCCGGCGTTGGTTATCGGCCGCGATAGCTGGACGAAACACGAAGTAGCGACCGTCTTAGGCGTTGTCCATATCAAGGCCTGCTCGCTACTCACGTCTGCCTGTAAGAAACTCGGCGCCACGTCTACGGCGGACGTGTATAAGACATGCTCACCGTACAGCTTCGCTGAATTCCCGTGCGGCGTCACAACGCTTTATGTGCTGTTCGCCGCATTCATTGCCAAGGGATTCGATCCGGAGGCTTGGTACAACCGAGGCCAGGATAAGGCGATTGTGACGTTCCTTACGCTCAAACATCGGGAACTACAGGCCGCGAAACGCACGCGTGAGGATGAAAAGAAACGGCAACGATCGGCCCGTGCGGCCAAACATCGCACGGACGTAGCCGGAGTCCTGCATTCCGCTACCCGCTAGACACTTTGAACGGAGTATCTAATGGCCAAGGTGAGTCTGCTCCTGCAATTGATTCACGAACGGGACGAAATCGACGCAGCAATCCGCGTGATGCAACGGTATTCTGGCGCTACACTCGATACGCGGATCCAACGCCACGCGAGAAAGGCCTTGCGCCAGGCCCGTAACGGTCCTACCGCCGAACCTGAGAAACCGAAACGGATAAATCGGCCGCGTGGCGTTGGCGCCGGTGCCGAGCACACCGAGCCGTTGCCGGTGCCCACTGCCTTACGGGATTCGATCGGCAGTCTCGAATTTCCGGAGGCCGTTGTCCTGGCCGTCAAATCCGCCGGAGTGCCGGTGCCTACCTCGGACTTGCGGACGCTACTCGATAGCGCCGGAGTTACCTGGCCTCCGAAGTCTCGAACGGTACCGCCGAATCGTTACGTGGGTATCGTGGCAGGACACTTAGTAAGACTGAAACGGCTTAAGAAAACGGCCCACGGTTGGACGGTTGGATCGAAACGGTAACGGAGTAGCTCATGGAAATTGCGTGCGCCGTCATTTTTCGTCTGCACATCGATACGCCGGACGTATCCAAGGATGCGGCTCGGAAAGATACGGCCGATCATCTCCGGATGTACCTGCAACCGTTCCAGACGGAATCGTTGGTACAGAACGGAACGGTTGTCTACATCACGGGTTTACGGCTGGCGCCGGTGCAACCGGAGACGTTCCACGATGAACTGTGCCCGTGCGGCAATCCATGGGCACAATGCCCACACTGTGAACGGCCGCCCTGAATCGTCCAGGCGTTGCCGGTTGCCACGGCCAGTTACGCGGCCGTAAGTCTCGTGGATTCAACAGTTTAGCTGGCCTGGCTTTTGGCTTCTCTTTTCTGCTATAATCTTAACCGTTCCGGAATTCACCGGAAACCTAGAACGGAGTAGCAGAGATGCAGAAACGGATTCACCTAATCAATCGCAAAACGGATGGCGTTTGGTGCGGCCAAAAACGCGTGGCGGCCTCGGTCCAAACACTCACGCAAGTATCGTGCGTGGCATGCCGTGAGGCCTTCGCCGCATTCCTCAGGAGTCTACCGGACGTAGACGCGGCCACGGCGGCCGCCGTTAGGGTCGCCATCGATGGCGAGAAAGGCGGCCGCTAATGCTCACCGTTGTAGCGTTGTATTTCGCTTTCCTCATGTGCGCCGGTGCCATTGGCGCCGGTGCGATCCTTACGGTGGCGTACGTGATTAGCCGCGTGCGTGGCCGAAAGGCGGTGCGGTAATGCCTCGCAAAAAGAAAACACCGGGCCGCCGGTTGCACGGGAACGGTTGGCAAACGTTTGTAAAGGGAAACCCTGGCGAGAAAAACATCACGAAAACATGGCCGCTAGAGACGGCGGAAACCGTGATGGACGAATGGCTCGCACAACAGAAAACGTTGCGAGACGGCCGCAAGGCCTCGGACGCCTCGGCCGGTTTCGCGGCGGACGTGGATCGCTACTTCGAAAAACCCGAAGTCCTGCATATGAAGTCCGCTCGGCCGCGTGGCACGTCGAAAGGCCGATCGAAACGGCGGCAGATTCTTGATTGGTGGCTTGAACGGCTCGGCCGCGATCGTCCGCGATCGTCCATCACGGTGGATGATGTGAAACGGGAACTATACGGCCTGCTCGCCATCGGCTATACGCCGGACTCGGTTCGCCAGTACAAGATTGCTCTGGCCTCGTTTTTTAACTCGATGGATCCGGATGGCTTCAATCCCTGCTCGCGTGCGAAGCTGCCCACGGCGCCGGAGGCCGCACCGAGAGGCCGAGATATGGCCTTGGTGATTCGGATTCTCGATGCCATGCCGGATCGCCACATGGGCAAGGTGAGCCGTTCGAAAATCCGGGCACGGGTAATCGCCTTTACCGGCCTGCCTCCACAGCTAGTCAGGGAGATCACGGCGGCCGATCTCCGGCCGAGTGCCGAGGCACCAACGGCGTTGGTTGTTCATCCTCGGCACAAAGGCGCCGGAGCGGACGGCCGGATCCTTGAACTACAGCCGGACGGTATCGAGGCCTTGCGGGATTTCCACGCGGCCGATTGCTACGGGGATTTCTCGGCCGCCGGCATCGGCCAGGCGTTTAACCTGGCGGCTCGGAAGGCCGGCGTTACCGGAATCCGGCTATACGATCTCCGGCATTCGTTCTGCTCGGCCGTCTACGAAGCTACCGAGGATCTCGATACGGTGGCACGTCTGGCCGTCCACGCGCCTGGCTCAAAGGAAACCCGCAAGTATGCGGCCGCCGCACATGCCAAGGTGAATAAGGCCGCCGTGGCCAAACTGGCGGCCATGCTGGCGGCTGTGCGTGCGGCCTCGCACGCGGCCGCTACGGTGGCGGCTGAGGCCTCGGTACAGGCCATCGGAACAAAAGTTGCCATCGAAAGTTGCCAGGCTTAATAAACTCTTATTCCGCAACGGTTAACGGCTGGCCTTCGGTTCCAGCCGGGAACCGAAAGTAGCAGGCCGCCGGATTCGTCCGGCGGCCTTTTTTATTGGATTTATTGAGCGTTCCGATCGATTCCGGCCGTTCCCGGCGCCATGTTCCGATCCTCAATATGCGGCAGAATGCGTCACAATACGGCATTCGTAGGAACAAAAGTTGCCAGGCCGGTTGCCAGGCGCCAAGGCCGGTGGCGGCCGCCAGCTACGCCGGATTGCCGTAGCGTTCATCGGCCGGAACGTCCGACTAGATCGGGCCGTCCGCCACCGGTTGGCCGGATTGTAGCGCCCGGTTGCCAGAATCGCCAGCCGTCCGAATGCCTGGCCAGGCCTATTACGGAATGTCCGGCCAATTAATGACCGCTCCGTAATTCACCCCGAACGGCTGGCTACGTAGGAGCATACCGCCGGACGGCCCACGGGAGGCCGCCAGACGGCCGCCAGGCCTCGAACGGCAGGCCGGTAATGGTCTAGCATAGGCGGCCAGATGCTACGCGTTCCAGAGGCCGCACGAATGACGGACGGACCGATGGCCACGGCGCCAGAGGCAGGCCAATACGGCGCCTTTATCCTGCCATCGCCGGAGCCTGGCTGGCATCTGCTGTTGATTTGTGACGATGGCACTAACGCCGATGTGCCGGAATCGATCGATTGGGAACATGTCAGCGCACGGGCGATCCGTGGCGCCGATAAATCAAGAGTGCCAACCTGGCGAGAGATGGCGTTTATCAAAGAGACGTTTTGGGAGGCCGATGATCTCGTCGTGCAATACCATCCACCGAAATCCGAATACGTCAATATGCATCCACACGTTCTGCACCTATGGCGCCATCGAACGCAAGTATTCCCACGGCCGCCGCGTGGACTGGTCTAGTCTGACGGCCATAAACCGGAGGCCGTCAGACTAGCTCCCATACTACTTAGGCTGTGCGTCCGGTGGCGAGTCCGGCAATCCATGATCCGGATACGGCTGACTGCCAGGGAGGCCTTGGTCCGGCCGGTTGCCGCCACCGGGATTAGCTCCACCGAGCGGAATCCAGACGTACCCGTAAACGGGACTCCAACCAATTACGTAGCCGCCACCGGAGATCGGATTGCTCGGATGGCCAGGGCTCGGCCAGATGCTAGGCGGCTGGCCTCCCGGTGCGATCGGGTTTGTCGGGAATCCCGGCCCTTGGCTAGGATAGTTCGGTTGTCCCGGTAGCGAGTTATCCGGATGGCCAGGACTCGGCCAGATACTTGGAGGCTGGCCAGGGAGGCCTTGGTCCGGATACGGTGGCGCTACGCCACCCCAAATCCCGAGCGGCGGACGGCCGCCAGGTGCGATCGGATGCGTGGGGAATCCCGGCCCTTGGCTCGGATAGTTCGGCCCTTCGTCCCACGTCATAACGCCTTGGATCGTCACTTGTCTAGTTGGCATTGTTGTTCCTCTGTTACTTACCGTTCACACGAAACCGGCCAGCCGTAGCAGGACTAGCACGATCAACACGAGCAGAATAACCCGCACCATTGCCGGTGCGCCTTCCGCGTAATGCACTGGCCCGAAGTAATCGACCAATAACGCCAGGATTAGCAACGCGAGCAATAGACTAATCATCGTCTTTCCAATCGTCACGCGTGGCCACTAACAGCAACACGATCGCCGCGATCGCCGCCACGGCCGCGATCGTGAGCACGTCAGACACCGGTGCCGAGTAGTTGCTTCACCCACACCGAGGCCGCGAATAGGTTCGCCATCGCGGGAACATCGCCCACGTAAAATCCCTTGATGGCGTTGACTTGCTCTTGTGTTAATCCGAGTACCACGAGATCGGCGTCCGGCATCGATTCGAGTTGGATTCGGAAATCCGTTCCCGTCTGCAAGTAATCCCGAATCAGTGAGGCCACATTACCGGCGGTCTGTCGGAGATCGTCAGCGGTGAATTGTTTTCCAGCCTGTACCAGTGCCATCACGTCTCCTGTTAGTACTGTTCGTAAAACGAATTGAAGTACAGCCCGTAATTGGTTCCGCTCGCAAAGTTGGCCCCACTGGCGCGGGTGATTGAATACTGCGCACCCGTGGTCCCGGTAACAAACCCTAATTCAGCACCCGGCGAGGTAATCCGGCACGTGCCACCATCGGCAATGGTTGGCGAGGTATGGCCCGTTGGACGGACCACCGTGAGGCCGGAGGACGTTAATCCAACGCCTACGGTGCAGTAGAGACGAACAAATACCAGTTTTCCCACTATCCAAAACGCACTCGCGTTTCCGCTCACACCGATTTGCTCTCCACTACTGAGATAGATTGTCGGATTCCAGACTTGCGTTTGCCCAACGGCATCGATGCGTACGATCTCCGCATCGACCGTATCCATTAACGCGTCTACGTCGGCCTTGTCCCATACCGATCCGGTCAGACCCGATCCGTCATCATCGACCAGCGAGTTATACCAAGTCCGATCTAAGGCCATTACGGTACGCCACCTTCCCGGCCGCGTAGTTGCCGGAGGAAATCGGCAAACGTGAATAGTTTATTGGTGGCCTCTACTCGGCGCAACGGAGGCACGGCGCCACGGAGGCCGGTAATGGCGATCTCGGAAAACGTGATGCGCTGAATTCGAAACGTGCCACTAATCGGAGGCGTGCTGATATTGATCGCCACCGTGCGGCCAACTTCGTAGGACGCATCACGCGTGGTAAATGTCACGGTGCGTGATGGATCCTTACGCTCGGATAGCATCGCCAGCATTTGATTCAGCAGTTCCGTGAGGCCGAAACGGGAATCGCTAATAATTTCCTCGATGATGCCATCCTCGACATTGGACGATCCGAACCGGTTGGCCATCGCCAGTGCGGCCGGATCATCCTGGCGTTCGAGGCGGATTGTTAGCGTGTCGCCTTTCCGTATCGGCTGGAGGAGTGCGCCGGTGCCGGATGCCGGTACGCCGACTAGCCGAGGCTGTACTAATACTTGCGTGCCATAGCGCACGGTGGCGGATAACGATCCGGCGCCGGTGGCCGGAAGGCCGGTAAGTTGGCCGGTGCCAATGCCGGTATACCGAACCACGATACTCCCCACACGTGCCCATCCTCCGGACGTGCCTCCGTCCGTCTCGAACGGCCCTGTAGCCGATACCGGTAACTCCGTCACGCCGGCGGGTACTTGTCGGTTGTCCGTGAGTCCAGAGGTATCGGCGGTTGGCGCATTCACGCCGAGAGACGCATCGGCCGTCGTATCATAAAAAATCGTGTCGGTATTATTGTTGATCGTGCCAACTAGCTTGAGTTGCGATCCGTTGGCTGTGGTCCGGTAGACTTTCCGCTGTGTAATTAGTGTCGAACTAGAGACGGGAATCTGTGACGCCACCAAGTTACTAAAAGGCGGGCCTTCTGGCGGACGCAAGTTATACGGATAGGCGATATCTCCGTCCGGCGGATTGTACGTGAGCGTAAGCCATCCAGGCGATCCGTAAATTGGATTCTGTGGCACGTCCACAAACCCGCACGAATAGTAAGTGGCGCCGTTGGCCAACGTGCGATACAGCCAGACTTGCCGATAGCGAGCCGGCGGCGGACTGCTACTAAACCCGCTCAAGTATGTAAACCCTTGCGGAGATAACAGCGTGTCTCCGCACCATATCTGCCAATATTTCCCGTTGTATGTCATCGGACCGGCTAATGGTCCGTTCCATGATTTCGATCCGCCATCAAAGGAAAAGATTGCAAAGAAATGGTAGACGCCACCTACTACCGGCCCTGGCGTCCCGGCTGGAATCGTAGAATCACGCATCGTGCAGGACGTAGGCACGGGAGGTATGGCGCCGGATGGCATGCCGGCGCCCATTGGTCCGGGCACGGTTTCACCCTGGCCAGTAACAAACGTCACCGCATACTTATACGTGGCGCCAGTGGTCAGTACCGGCGTGCCTCCATACTGATAAATAGACGGCGCACTACTCGGAGAATTCCCCACGCCAACCATGGCGCCAGTACCGCCTTGGCCACGGAGGCCGGCGTACTGCACGCGTTGCGCGTTGATTTCAACAAGGCCGCCGGTGGGCGCATACCACGATGCGCCAGGCGCCGTAATGTCTCCGGCCTCCACCGGAATCTCTGTAGCGCCGGCGGCCAAATCGATCGCGGCTCCCACGCCTCCACCACGGCCAATAACCCGCGTCACAACTTGGGACAAGTCCTCGGTAATCTGATGCTCGGCGGATCCGTATGGTTGCGCATCGGTAATCGGTTTGGCGGTCACATCTTCATTAATGAATAGGTGGAGATCGCCGGCATAGTCTACGTACCACGATGCGCCAATCCGTTGGCATATCGCCGTGAAGCATTCGGCCGGTGCCTCATTAGAAAACGTGATGGCTTCGAGCACGGCGAGTCCTGTCGCCACGTTGCGTGTCGTGAGGCCTCGGCAGAACCGCGTGGCGATATCGATAGCGATCGCCGTGGCCGATTGGTTCACGTATAGCGCCAGGACTCGGCGCCGGTTGACTAGCCAGGTTGGATCGATACAACGAATATCGTAGGCAACGTTGGCGGGTTTCTTTTCATAGAGTGCCGTTGTCTCGATAATCCGGCCGCCGAATAGCTGATTATTCGGGTTTGTAATATCGCTCTGATAGACCGTAATGGTCTGGCCGGCTACCGGCGTCAGACTCCGCGTGCGGAAATTGGCCGTATCTACCTGCTCATTCAACGCGTGGGAGATCGTCGCGCCGTCGATACGGAGTGCGGCCGGTTGGCCGTTGATGTAGGTGGCGATCCACTGCTCGGCCACATTCAACCGGAAGGCATTCAATCGGCCCATGCCGAGACGGGCGCATCCTTGCCGGTGATATGGAGAGAGAGCCGCCATGCTAGAACCGATAGCCGCTATGGCGCATTTCGTTGACTAACTTACTGGCGATCCCTTGCGCATCGGCGTTGTTGACGTTGACAGTCAACGTATTGGACGTGCTATCGACAAGGCCACGCGCTACGTTGGTAGTCGGCATGCCGGAACGTTGCATCATCGAAAAATCATAGCCGCCGGTGGCGAGTGTATTGCCCATCGCTACGCCGGAGGCCGCGTAGGCCTTCATTAGCTCATGGCCAGCCAGGACACTTTCCAGGGCGGACTTATTCGCACCGAGTGCCGTATTCATCTGGACAATCATCTGTGTCGCTGTGGACGTAGCGGCCGCCGTTTTCTCCATCGCGGCCGGACCTACAACGCCAGTCTCCGCTAGCGCCGCATTCGCCTTTTTCGCATTCTCCGCCATCTCACCCACTAAACTCGTTACCTTGGTTAGCGGAACTTCGGTACCGGGCATTTGCGTAAGGCCGGTTGTTACTTTGATCGCATCGCCATATCGGGCCGTTTCCGCAATCAACGTGTTGATGATCTCAGGTACTTCCTTGCCTTGCGCCCGATAGGCTTCGACGGCCTTCCACAATTGCTCTTGGATTTGTTTCTGCACATCGGCATTCAACTTGGACTTATCGTTGATACCGGCTAACGCCTCGATGTACAGCTGTGTTTGTTTAATGACGCCATCGCCGGAGAATTGCTCACGTAGTGAGGCCACGGCGGCCGCGTGTTGCTTGGTGGCGGCCTCGGCGGCCTTGTCGGCCTGCTCCTTTGCCTTGGTGGCCTCGGCGCCACGCGCCAATTCCTCATTTACTGTGCGCAGCATACGTGCCTGATCCTCGGCCGTGCCGAGGCGGATCGATTCGTTGGCGGACGGTTTCTTATCCTCAAAGGCCGCCCGTGTTTTACCGGTTTCCGTATATTGAATGGCGAGGCCTTCTAAGATAGAGGCCAGGTCCGCATAACCCTTGAATCCGCCGGATCGTAGATTTCTCGATAGCGCCTCGGTGTAACTGTCCGTCGCGCCACCGGTGGAAATCATCTGATCCTCAACCGCCTTTAATCCGGCCGCCAGAAACGGACTTTGCACAATCATCTGTCCGTATTTTTCTTTGACGTTGTCCCATTGGTTGGCCAGTTTCTCCACTTTCCCGGCGTAGGTATCTAATTCTCCGGCGGCCTGGCCGCCGAATCGTTTGTTGATTTCATCCAGAACGTACGGCATGCCTTCCGTTTTCATCCTAGCTTCGTCAATCACGATGCCGTATTGCTTGAGGCCTTCTGTATTCCCGGCAAAGGCCTTCGATACGGCGTTTGTAGCCGTCACGAGATCGATGCCTAGGCCGGAGGCTAAGTCCGTCGATGCTGTTAATGCGGCCTCCATATCGGCCGGTAACACCTGGCCTACCTGGATTAGCATCGCCTGCATTTCGTTAATGAGATCGTCGGAGTACTTGGTCGTGTTTTGGAATTGCTCTGCCAAGTCCGCCATATATGCCGTGGCGCGTGGCGTTGATTGGTTGATACCGGCCAAGGCGATATCTACCTTTTTCGCGGCCGCCTCGGCGCCGGCAAACGATTCAATCGAACTACCGACAAACGACACCAGGCCGGACCATGCGGCCTGGAATCCGCTGATCACAGCTTGCGCCGATATCATCCCGGCGGCCATGCCAGATACCTGGCTAGTAAAGTCACTGACCCATGATTTCGCCATCGAATCTTTAGGCGCCGTGACGGCCTTCGTTACTTTGTTGGTTTCCTCGGTCACTTGCGCCGTGGCCTTCTGTAAGGCCACCATATCCGCCGGCGCCTCTTTTCCGAGTGCGTTGTATTTGGCGATCGCCTCGGTGAGTTGACTATTTAACTTGGCCTGCTCGGCCGCCGTTAACTTGGTGGCGCCGGTGAGTACGTCCGTGCCATCGCCCAATCGTTTGACGGCCTCTACTGCTAGGTTGGCTTGCTGGACAATCTTAGTTCCGGCAAAGGAATTAACGGCGCGATCCAAGGCTCTCTCTACCTTGGATGCACTCTGCTCGAATCCGTCTAGTGATACCTCGGCCTTGGTCACGGCATCATAGAATGATGCGAAGTCCGCGAGAAATTCGCCTTTAACTTGCGCCATTGGATTAACTGTCTACGGCGGCCGTGAGATCATCGATGATCAATTTGTACACGTCCCGATCTAATTCGGCTATCCAATCGTAGCGCCAACCAAAATGCCTGGCGATAAAGAGATCGGAGCGGACGGCGTTACGCCAGGCGTCCGTTTTTTTTCCTCGGCTACCGCGTTCTCATGGGCATCGATGGCGTTTGCTAGCTCACGGAAGCGATCCGGATCCATCATCTCCAACACTGCCAGGACGGTAGCCTCGGCCTCCGGCCCACTGATATCCACGCGTCGATCGTCCGCATCGGTGACGGACCAATCGAGGACATAGGCCGCAATCTTGGAGACGGAGACTAACAGCGGATCGATCTTGTCATCGCCGGTGGCGCCTCGGCGCATCATGCGCCAATACATGCGCCGCGTATCGCCGGCTGTCAGATACTTCCGAACGTCTACCCAATCGCCATCGGCCAGATTAAGGCGTATGGATTCTGGCTTGCGTATCCACGTGGACATTAGTGGTTCTCGTTTGTCTTGGTGCGCCGAGTGCGGCCACGAACGGCCCACAGTGACGCGGTACCGCACCCACGATCGGCCATTCCCAATAACCGTGTTTGTGCGGTACCCGGAGATATAACGGTTGCTGCGTCAGCTTGAACGGATCGGCAATGACGATATGGCCGCTGATTTCCCATTGCCGCGTGTCTTTGTCGCGGGTAATGGTGAAGCCATTAATGGCGGCCGCATTGAAATACGTCCAACGAATTGACGCAACGATTCCTGTCAGCATCGGCGGTTACGGCGTGGCCGGCGCCCGTGTCCACAGGCCGGCGCCCACATAGTTACTTGTGACCGAGACGGCGCCCGTAGCCGAGACATTCACGGACGCATCGAGATACGCGAGGCCAGACCAGAAATGCGTGGCCGCCAATCCATCCGGCAATAGTTCGAGCCAGGCCGGCGTATCGCCCATCGCTACATCGAACATAGCGAGATCCGTATTGTCGTACCAGCCACCTATACTGCCCTTGATATCTGGCAAACCCTGCACGTACTGCTTATTCGCATCTCCGAAGGCCGTTACATCTACCTTGTCTCTAGCCATATCTAGAGTCCAGCTATTGAGGCTGGCCACGGCCAGGGCGGTAGCGCCACCTACGCCGGTTGGATCTAACTTCACCACGCCACGCGATCCGTGAATTCTCGCCATAACTAATCCTCCGGTATCATCCACAATTCATAATGGCCGCCCCGATGCTGCCATCGTATGTCCGAGGCTTCGTCTACTTCCGTATAACGGATCCGAGTAATACGGCTGCATCGCATATCCGTATACCCGTCCGCACTAATGATCGCGTTCTGCATCAATTCGTGAATGCGTGCGGCCGCCGTTTTTACGGACTGGCCGGACGATCCGAGAGATACCGCCTTCACCAGATACGTATAGATTTCCCACGCCGTGCCTTGCTC